ATTTATGAGCCTAAAAGATACTTTATTACAAGCTTTAGAAGATGATTACAATGCTAGAATTTCTAAAGCAGATGCTACTATAAAAATATACCTGACTAATTCAGTCGGGATTGGAGAGCATCCACAACACTTAGATGAGATAGATAAACAACTAGCAATTATTACTGATTCCGAAGAAAAAATTTCAGCTCTTCAAGTATTTAAATTATGATTCAAGGAGACAGCTCAGAGTATGAACTGTTAAAAAAATGGTGTGATACATTACCATTTTTTGAAGAGCCTCAATCAGTTACAACATGTGAAATAGGAGTAAGACAAGGCCTTGGTTCTCAAATAATTATGATGAGTATTTTAGCTCGAGTAAAAAAAATTAATTATCAACATTATGCTATCGATCCTTACGGAGACCTAAAGTATAAACACTTTGATGTAAATACAAAATGGTTAAAAAATGGAGTATGGAGTGAAGAAGCACCAACATATTCAAATGAAATGAGAGATCAAATGGTAAAAGATTTTTCAAAAAATCCATATTTTAAATTTTATAATATGACTGATATTGAATATATGAATATATTTAATTTAAGTAAAACTATATACGATTTAGTTTTCCTTGATGGTCCACATACAACAAAAGATATTTTAAGAGAAGTAATTTGGTTTGCAGAAAGATCAAGAAAAGGTTCCAGAATTATTTTAGACGATTATACTTTATGTAACTTTGAAGTAGTAAGAGCAGCTATTTCATATTGGGATTTTAAGGATATAGAAAAAGGAGATAACAAAGTTTGCTTTGAAAGAATATGTTAGATTACCACACTAGGGAACAGATTGTTAATGTAATTAATAAATCAATTAAAGATATAAAAGATCATCTTTGCTATGGGGTTGAAACGGTTGAACAAATAATGTATGCTCGAGGCAGACTCAGCGCCTTAGAAACGCTGCTTCAGGATATTAAAAACCTGCAAAAAAAGGAGAATGACGATGGTTGAATTGATAAAACCTAAACTTACAAATTTCGGAAACGAAAAAAATAAAGAAGAGGTTAAATCACAAATTCCAACAGATCCTAAAGGCATCAAAGAATATCTTCAAGTAATACCAAACCCAGTTGGATACCGTATGTTAGTCAGACCTTGGTCTGGACAAGCAAAAACAAAAGGCGGTGTAATTTTAACAGAGGAAACATCCGAAAAAATACAAATGACAACAGTAGTTGGATTAGTTGTAAAAATGGGTGATCTTTGTTATCAAGACAAAGAAAAATTTCCAAAAGGTGCTTGGTGTAAAGAAGGAGAATTTGTTATTTATGGCAGATACTCTGGAAGTAGATTTCAAACTAAATTCGGTGAACATCGAATGCTTAATGATGATGAAATATTAGGAACTATAGGAAAGCCAGAAGATATTCTCCATTTATTTTAATAAAGGAGAATAAACATGGCAGAAGTAAAAGACTACAGTGCAGAAGCTCTACTAGCAAAAGAAAACGAAGTAGAATTAGACACTGATGATGTAAAAGAAGAAAAAGTTGAATTAACAGAAAATGTTTCTAAAGAAGCTGATACCAATTTAAATGTTGGTGAGGTAGATTTAGGATATACTGGACATTCAAAAACAGAAGAAGATAAATCAGATAAACCAAAAATAGAAGTTACTGAAGAAAAACCAGAAACTACTATTACGGAAAAACCTGAATCTGAATCTGAAGAAAAACCAAACCTTAACGAATCAAGAAGAGATTATCAAAAAAGAATTGATAAGCTTGTCTTTCAAAAGAAAGAAGCTGAAAGAAGAGAAAAAGCAGCTCTTGAATACGCTAAGGGAGTACAAAAGAAATTTGACACTAATCTCCAAAAGTTAAATTCTACTGACGACCAGTATCTAAAAGAATTAGATGCTAGAGTAGATGCTCAAAGAGAACAGGTCAAAGTAGCTCTTCAATCGGCAATCGAGAGCCAAGATGCTTCTAAAATAATGGAAGCTAATGATAAATTAACTCAATTAGCTGTAGAAAAAGAAAAAGCTAGATTAGAGATGACTAATCGTGAAGAAAAAAAGAAAGCCGAAGAAGAAAATAATAAACAACAACAAAACGTACAAGCTGAACCTCAAACAGCGGAAATGTCACAAACAACACCACAAATAACTCCTAAAGCTAAGAAGTGGGCTGAAGAGAATACATGGTTTGGGAATGACGAAGTAATGACTAATGCTGCCATTACTATTCACAATAATATTGCACAAGAAGGTATTGAACTAGACAGTGATGAGTATTATAATGAAGTAAATTCAAGACTGAAGAAATATTTTCCTGAAAGTTTTGAAAAAGCAAACGATGAGCTTAAAAAAGAAGCACCACAACCCGTCCAAACGGTTGCCTCTGCAAGTCGTAGTCAACAAGGACGCAGAACTGTGAAACTCACAAAGTCACAGGTAGCTATTGCTAAAAGATTAAATGTGCCACTAGAGGAATATGCTAGATACGTGAAGGAGGATAAATAGTATGAATACAATTAAGAGAACTTCACGGGAGTCAGAATCAAAAGTTTCAAATGAAACTAAAAAGTCCTGGACTCCACCATCCAGTTTGGATGCACCACCTGCACCGAATGGTTACGCCCATAGATGGATCCGTACTACCGTTCAAGGTTTTGAGGATACAGCTAATGTATCTAAAAAATTAAGGGAAGGTTGGGATTTTGTAACAGTCGAACAAGTTCAAAACGAAGTCGGCACAAACAAATATCCTTTCTATACCGAAGGTAAATATCAGGGTTGTATTGGAATTGGAGGCCTTGTGCTGGCAAGGATACCAGAGGAGATATTGGTTTCACGTGCTGAGTATTTTAAAAAACTTACTCAAGACAGAATGAACGCGGTAGACAATGATCTTATGAAGGAACAGCACCCAGACATGCCTATCAATATTGATAGACAGTCTAGAGTGACCTTTGGTGGTAGTCGTAAAAAATAATATTTTTGCAATACCTACCGGGTTATTAAAATAAACTGTTAAAACGGAGAAAACAAATATGTCAAATCAAGTAGAAAAGTTTGGTCTAAGACCATACAGAAAACTAGATGGAACACCTCTTGTTGGAGCCCAAAACAGATATACGATTGCTTCAGGTTATGCAGATGCGATTTTCCAAGGAGAAATGGTTGAACCATTAGGAACTGGAAATATCCAAAGACATGGCCCGAACACATCGGATGCTGTTGTGGGTGTTTTTAACGGATGTTTTTATACAGACCCAACTACTCAAAAGCCAACGTACAGCAACTACTATCCAGGTGGAATTGCTGCTTCTGACATCACAGCATTTATTGTTGATGATCCAGATGCAGTATTCTTAATGGATGCTGATGCAACGTTTGCAAGAGCTGATCTGTTCAAGAACTATTCTGTTACTAACACAACAGGTGTTACACAAACAGGAATATCAAAACAGCAACTAGATGTAAGTGTATCTGGAACTGCGGCAACTTTCGCTGTACAAGCGATTGATATATGTCAAGATCCAGAAAACTCTGACACAACGTCTGCAAATGCGAACATTCTTGTTAGAATCAACAATCACTTCTATAGAAGTGGTACAGGTATAGCGTAAAGGAGATAAACTATGGCAATATCACGAGCACAACTAGTTAAAGAACTAGAGCCAGGTTTGAATGCTTTATTCGGCCTGGAATACAACAGATATGAGAATCAACATGCGGAGATTTTTGTAACTGAAACATCTGACAGAGCTTTTGAAGAAGAAGTAATGTTAAGCGGTTTCGCTTCTGCACCAACTAAACAAGAAGGTGCTGGAGTAGTGTTTGATACAGCAGGTGAAACTTTCACAGCTAGATACAATCACGAAACAATCGCTTTAGCGTTCTCGATCACTGAAGAAGCAATCGAAGACAACCTATATGACAGATTAGCTGCAAGATACACAAGAGCTCTTGCAAGATCTATGTCAAATACGAAGCAAGTTAAAGCTGCTAACGTACTTAACCAAGCACAGTTCACTGCTGTTA